CGTTACTCACAAACTCATTGAGTTCGCGGGCTTTTAAGACTATATCTTTATCACTCGGAAACGGCACAGGCTCGTAAGGAGCTGGAATCTCAGATTCAGTTTCGAGTGCACGTTGTGTTTTTACGTTGTAGTGTTCTTGTAATGCATAATTTTTTGCATTCCACTTTTCAACCATTAAGTCTTTTGACATATTCAAAATGTCTAGACGGATTTCATATGGGTTTTTTTCTCTCATTGTGTGTGTGTCTTTCTGTGTTTGTGTTAGTATTATAAAATCCCCTTTACTTTAGGCGAAAGAGGGAAAGACCTTTAAATTAGAAGCTGAATGCTACACCAAAATCGGTAGTAGCTTCCCAAACTCCATTTGTACCATTAACGGTATCGCTGTTAAGATAGTTAACAGTTACGAATACTGATACTGGACCTGTCGTAGAAACACGAGCAAATCCAAGTGTGTAATCATAATCAAATTGTGTTTCAAACGTTTGACCATACGCTGCTCCAATGGAAAGCGCAAAGGCCTCATTAGAATAAAGAGCATACTCAGTTGAGAGCTCTGCGCTATATTCACTATCTTCATTTGCTGATGCGGCAACTACTGCATCCAAACCAAATAGGTTTAGACCGTACGCTGCTCCAACTTCAAATAAGCCGTCTCCAGCTTCAACAGTTGAATATTCGCCATAAACACCAAGCACACCAATAAAGGTGTTAAGTTCAGTGCCAACAGTTGCATAAACCTGATAGTCATCAGTGTTAACGTACTCAAGATCACCCACAAGTGAGAGACCTCCAATAACGCCTAAGTCTGTGCTTAGTTTTACGTATGCGGCATCATCTCCGGTGTAAGCACCAGTGTCAATACGTTTTTCGTATTGACCCACTTCGCTTTGAACCTCCCAAGTCTTTGCGACTTCTTGGGCTTCGGCTTTAGCACCGAAGAAGAATGAGTATGCAACGTAAAGTACTACTGCACCTACGATGTATTTAATTATTGTTTTTTTATTCATATTTGTTTTTGTTTGTTAAAAAGCACGAGAGTATGAATTACTCTCGTGCTTAGTCTATTTATTCACCTAACGATTTAGGCTTTTATTCAGAAAGGAACTGAGGTGTCTCAGATCCAATCGTGAAACTTTTAGGCTTCTTTTCTTCTGGAATATTTTTGGCCAGATAGACAGATAGAATACCATCTACAAGTGCAACAGATTCAACTTCAACATATTCACTTAGTGTGAATTTTCTTTTGAATTTGCGTGTCGCAATACCTTTGTGAATGTATTCTTTATCACCGTTCAGATCTACATCTTTAGATGCGATCGTAAGAACGTTTTCTTCTTGTTCAACGAATAAATCTTTTTCGTTGAAGCCTGCGACGGCAAGAGCAATTTCGTATTTGTCTTCGCCGTGATTCACAACATTGTGAGGTGGATAACCTTGTTGTTGTGATTGTAGTTTTTCGATTCTATCAAAAATAGAATCGAAACCGATTGTCCAGGATTGACCTGGCCATGTGTATGTATTTGTCATTTGTTTCCCTCCGTTAGGCAGGTTATGTATTGTAAGACCCCGAAGGCATCTCATTCAAAGTAACAGCGTGTTACCTTAAAAGTTTATTTATACTATTTCTTTACGTTTCCAATGGAATATTTTGATTCAAGATTCCATTCGTTTTTATCGCGATGAGAAATTATTTTTATTTGTCTTAAAGATGTTTTTGTTTCAGCCTGGAATTCGTCTACAATAGTAAGTAAGCCCCAATCAGATAAAAGCGTCGTAATGGTGTTTCGACGTCCAATGTCATCTTCTGTAAAATTAGAAGGTTTGCCATCAAGCATAAAAAGTTCTTTAAAGTGAACGATAAAATATCTACCCTGTTTATGAAGTATATGACAACTTTGAAATAACGTGTTGTGATCTCTTTTTGAAGATACACCTATACGAGTAAGAGTTTCCTTTATCTTAAGGAAGTCATCGGGTTCGTTTAATAGTACCTCCAACATATCTGAAGGTGTCCATTCAATTGGTGTTTGTATTTGCATAATTTATTCCATTGTAAAGAATTATTTATACAAATCGCAACTTACGCATTATCTTCCTCCTTTGTCAAGTGTGTTATGTAATTGCTTTATACTTACCTTTGTAAAAAGAGAGTAAACAGATTCAGCCTTTTCTTGTGAATAATTATAATACTCTTGAATCGCCTTTATGTCTTCAGACGATTTTGCCTTCTTACCCCACTTAGAAAAGCGCTTTTTAGGCGTTACAATATTACGATAAAAGTCGTATTGCATTCTTGGAGGAAGGTGATTTTTAATATTCATTTCATTAGCAAAGAGTGCGGTGTCTTTAAAGTAAGATAACCCGCGATTAATAACAAATGGGACGTACTGCTTATCAGCCGCTTCAGGGTTAGATGTTTCAAGCGAATCATCTGCAGTGCAATCTTCTAAAAGGTGTTTACCTCTTTTACCTTCGTTAATAGACTTTATGAAGTCAAATGGTGATAGCTTTTTTACTTCCATTCTGATGATGCCATGATTTCAGTTAGACACGCAACAGTGTTGAGTTCCTTATCTGCTACGAATGCTGCCTTGTATTGATAATCAGCGAGGACAAGAATAATTGCAGGAATAGAATGAGGACTTGCAAACTCATAAAGTGTATCATAGATTCTACGAAAGATGACAGACGAATCAATATCACTATTGTTAGTTACCCAACTACGCATGTTTTTAAAGTCTTTATCCTTTAAGTTCTTTACTAGCGCTGCGATGTTTTGATCCGATAGACCAATCAATATGTCTGAAGTAATTTGACCTGATGATGAATAGCGTTGACACTCGTTAATTACACGGCGCCAGTCAGGAGCATAGCGCATAATAAGTTCAGCAACAATTTTGTTGTTAAAGTCGACCGATTCAGACTTCAATATGTACTGAAGTCTTTTCATGAACTGCGCTGCAAGTTCAGCAAGTTGTTTTTTGGTCGTATTGAATTCAATTACTGAACACCTTGAGTGAAGAGGTTCAATGATACGATTCTTAAAATTACAAGTAAGTATAAACCTACAGTTAGAACTGAACTCTTCAATAAAGCCGCGTAACGCTGGTTGAGTTGACTGAGCATTCAAGTAATCAGCCTCATCTAAAATAACAACTTTATAGTTGCCTCCATTTAATGAAACGGTAGATGCAAACTGTTTAATCGTAGAGCGAAGGGTGTCAATGTTGCCTGATTCAGAAGCATTAACGAGTAAGTAATCTAAATCAAGTTCATTACATAGCGCACGAGCAACTGTAGTTTTACCTAGACCTGCAGAACCAGTGAGCAGCATGTTGTGCATTTCACCGGTGTCTACGATTTGTTGAAAAGTCTTTTTCAGACTTGTCGGAAGAATACAATCTTCAATAGTTTGTGGGCGATACTTTTCAACCCATAAGAATTCTGTTTTTGTCATAATATAATTATACTCTAAGATAGAGTATTTGTAAATCAAAAGGGTTGAGCAGTTTTTTTCAAAACCGACATACTCAGGTCGTGGCTTTCAACTACTCAGAAGTTTCCTCAGTCACTTCTGCGCCATCAGTAGCTGCTTCATCACCGACGACTTCTTCGCCGTCTTTTTCTTCTTCTTTAGGCGTATAGAAATCGACGAAGGCTGCAACACGATCTCGGACTGCGCCAACGGTGCTGAGTTCAGCTCCTTTGAACGCGCCGCGCGTGGATGCAACATCGATGATTTGCAAAATCGCGCTGAAGTCTCCAATGTTTACTTCAGGCGCTTGTGGTTCTTGTGTTTCTTCACTCATGTTTTTATTTTTTTTAGGTCTATTTGGCATGATTTATCCATCATTAAATGTAGAGCTTTTTTCGAGTGCGATCCAATACTCTACCGAGTTGTTATTTATACATTCCCAATGGGAAATTAGCTTAGAACTTACTGATACTTTATAGTCGCCAGGAATAAGTGTTAAGTTACTAATAAGAAACTGCAAATCAAAGTTGACTGTAGTACTATAATCACTACCTACTACGAGTTCGAACACATTCGCGGAAGAATTATTTGGATCTTTTACTTGTAAAAAGACTTTGTCGTCACCTGCTTTAGAAACAATCGAAACTACAGGGTGACCTAGCGCACCACCAGCTCTACGGATATGTGCGATGTCATCAGCAGAAAGATCAATATTGACATCAGCATCAGGCATAGTCACCTCTTTCTGTGGTGCAGTTAAAATACTTGTATCTGCATAACGATACGTAATAGATGCAGTAGG